ATAGTTATTCATCCTAATTTTAATTTGATTTTGTCAAAAGTATATGGATAGATTTAAGAGAAGTCGACATTTTTAAGTGACTTAGCCCTCACTTTGATATCGTTATCGGGAAAACGAATTTGGTACACTTGGTTTGGTTGTGCGAAAATTGTATCATCAATTAACTTTATTTCTTTTGTTTGACTATCAGAATATCTTTGTGATGTCTGTGAATTAGAATATCTACCCCCAACTTTTCCGAAAACTTTTAGGTCAGATAACGAAATAACACCAGGAATATCCTGAACTATTCTTCTAACATCTGAAACATTAACATTTGTACCTAATTGTTGTCTTTGTGGTGAAAAATAACTATCCACAGAATTAATAATATTTGTGATAATTTGTCCTTGATTTTGGGTCGAATCCATAACAACTGATAAGTCAAATTCTAAGTCCACTACGTTCGCACTTGATATAGAAATATAATCATTTATCATCCTATAATGTGATAAATAATTGGCGATATTTTGTTTTAATGTATTAGATACCGATTCAGTTAATTTACCTTGAGTATCATACGAAAGAATTTCAATTTTTATTTTATTATCCTCCTCAGTAATCGCAGCCTTAGCCGGTGCACCATATCTACTCGGCATAGTCCTAACTAAAGAATTATAATCATTAACTGTAACTGCCCTTTTTTGTGCTGCAAAATTAAATGATACCATATTTCTAACTTCCTCAGCGGTCGGTAAATTACCACCACCAATTGCCGCGGTAACATTATTAGTTCTTAAACTTTCAATTACATTTTGACTAATTGTACTTGATGGTCCATTTACATCAAAAAATGTTGTACCGAATTGAGTTATTGTATCGACACCAATATTAGACGCCTTACCCCCACCAACTCGATATTGTACAAATAATGTCGTGTTAGCCTTAACAGTGACACCTAAACCAATATTATTTTGATAATCTTGTATTCTTAACGGAACTCCCGTTCTTGTGAATTCTTGTAACTGTTCTTCAGGTGTTGTAGTACCACCACCGAAATTTATTTTACAATACCCTTCAGGTGTATATTCAGAAACAAATCGTGTTTCAGTCTCAATATACTTTCCAACTTTAATACCTGGTTGGTCAGCAGGTTTAGTTGGGTCCTCAACAAATATTTTAGACTCAGCCAACGCATCGACTTCATACCATTTATTAGTTGAACTTATAAATTCATCATATGTAGGTGGTGACTGATAGTTAACACCATCTTTTTGTATTATAGAAGTTATACTAATAACATTCTTTTCAGGTAAAAAGAATTCAAAAAATGGTCGAACATCGTTATTATTAATAACCTTTTTAAAGGTTTTAGTTAAACCATTAACTACGACCTCTCTTTTGGTCATAGTATAATTTATTAAGCGATTATTCGCGTCAAAATTTGGCGTCTTAGTACGATTCGGGTAACCTTCACTATTATATTGTGAACTAAACTCAATATCATTAGGGTTCTCAAATACTTGACCACCACCAACAAACTGAGAACCCGCTCTCATAGTACCCAAATATCTCTCATCTTCTTGGTCACCTAAAGCTGGCACCGTAATAGACACATCAACTAAAGCGATGGACGGTCTATTACCGGGTATTTTTAACCCATACGTTCTTGCGATATTATATATTGATGACTTCTGTTGTGCATATTGAAGTACCGTCTCTTGTATACTACGGTCCATATGGTAATGTAAGTTATCACCAATCGCAGCGTTTAAATCCATAAATACCGAATAAATGGATGCGTCATTAAAATTACCTATTAAATCAGGGTAATATTGTTGAGTGTAATTTATCAATTCCTGTCTTAAGGATTGAAAGTCTCTATCTGTGTATGAAATTTTACGGTTAGCCATATACTATTAAATATTTATAATCACGAAATCTTTTGATGAAAATGTACCGCTAGCAATTGTATAGTCAATTCTTAACTTTGCAGTGTACTCAACCGCACTATCACTAGCCACTCTAAAAATTTGACCCCCTAACTCATCATAGTTTATTTCACCAGGTAAAGGTTCCGCCTCTACATAAGGTTCTATTGTAATATCATTTATTTGTAAATTAGGTATATACTTGTCTACAGCTTGTCGGACATCGGCTTTTATGGCATCAAATGTTGGTCCGTCCATTGGTTCAAAAATAAACTCATAAATACGAGTCCCAAAATCAGGTAAATAATACCTACTCCCTTTCCGAGTTAATATTAAATGTAGTAAATCCGCCCTAATCTCCTCATCAGTTGATTGAGTCAATCTAAGGTAGTCCCCTTGTAAACTATCCCTGAATGGAAAGAATACTCCGTATGTTTTACCGTTCGCCATATTCCATAAATATAAACACAGATTATTTTATCTAAATATAAAAGAAAAAAGGTTAGACGAATCCAACCTTTTCACATAAAATACTATTATTTTATTCCTTAACCTTCACACGCAACACATTGTAAATCATTTAGATTTAACTTTTTCCTTGCAAATGCCTGTGCCGAATTCATAGAATGTTGGTAATATAAAGTTTTAACCCCCAACTTCCACGAGTCAATAAGTAATTTATTAACATCTTTAGTCGGCATCTCAGGTGATACCATTAAGTTTAGAGACTGTGATTGGTCAATAAAATCTTGTCTAATTGCCGCCTGATTAATAATCGATGATTGGTTAATCTCAGCAAAAGTTCTAAAGACATCTTTTTGTTCGTCACTTAGGAAGTCTAAGTGTTGTACTGACCCATCAGCTTTTTTTATACTATCCCAAGTCTCTTTATTATCTCGACCCATAGTGTCTAATAATTCTTTCAACACTGGATTTTTTATAGTTACCTTCATCTTAGCAACATCCTTAACATAACAGTTAGACCAAATTGGTTCAATAGATTGTGATACCTGACCAAGAATAAATGCTGATGAGGTAGTCGGAGCGACCGCATTAAGTGTTACGTTTCTTCTACCATAACCTTTTAGATATTCAGGTTCCCCAAATATTTCAGCTAACTCCTCGGATGCTTTATATGATTTATCTTTAATAGTTTTAAACACCTCAACGTTAAGTTTAGCGGTTTCTCTGGTATCAAAAGCCAACCCTTTTGATTGTAATAATGAGTGCCAACCTAAAACACCTAAACCAAGAGCTCTTTGTCTTTTAGCGAAGTTATAAGCTTTTTCCATATAAAGAAACGCCATTTTACCTTCTCTAGTACCATTGTCTCTTAATTCCTCTAATTTATTACAATATTCAGTAACTACTGCGTCTAAGAAATAAACCATAGTTTCAACAGCATCGGTATCTTTCCACTCATCGTAGTGTAACACATTCATTGAAGATAATACACAAACGAATGATTCATCTTCAGAGTTATGTAGAGCTATCTCAGAACAAAGATTAGAGTTATAAATTTTAGCCCCTTTATCTTGGTAAACTTTAGGTGCATTATTATTCATCGTGTCATGAAACATAATATATGGGTAACCAATTTCACCTCTTCTTTGGATTACTTTTGCCCATATTTTTCTTTTCTCATCGTCACCTGCAATCATTTCTTCCATAAATTTATCAGTCACTGTAACTGCGTGTGTTAAATCTTGGATTGAAGCCCCTTCTGTACCAATCTCTAAGAACTCCATAATATCTGGATGTTCAACGGGTAAGTAAGGTGAGAAACGACCTCTTCTTGTCGCCCCTTGTGAAATATTATCAACAACACTCTGAAATAAGTTCATGAAGTGAACCGCGCCAGGAGCATGTCCATTGTCAGTTATCTTAGCTCCACGACCTCTAATGTTACCGAAATACCCTGAGGTACCACCACCCATTTTACTCATTTCTCCAACTTCAGCTTGAGTAAATAATATTGATTCTATGTTATCACTAACATTAGAACCAAAACAACTTACAGGTAAACCTCTAACTTTACCAAAATTTGCCCATACAGGTGATGATAACGAATACCATCCTTTACTCATATAGTCGTAAAATTTTTCAGCAAACCCTTCTTTACCTAAAAGTTTTTCTGCATGTTGTGCAATTGTTTTTATTCTATCTAAAGGTTCTTCACCTTCACTTAAATAACCTCTACGAAGAAACGTTATTGATTCTTCATTAATCCAATTAAAAGGTTTTCTATTTTTCATATTATTGTTTTATTATTGTTTTGTTTCTTTTTAAAATAAGTCGTTTGACGTTATTGATTTTTGTTTCTTACTATAGTTAATACTTCTTTTATTGAAAAAATCAGTATGTTTGGTCGTTAAAATCTCATCATCAAACCACTCCGTAGTTTCTAATAATGTATCATTAGTTTCGAATATACTGTCAACACCTATAGAATTCAAAGATACATTAAATCTATATTTAATGAACTCCATTGTTTGTTTTTTAGTTAAGAAATCTAAATCACCTTTTTCAAAAATCCAATTAACCACTTCAGTCTCAGCCTCGTAAGCCTCTTTAGTTGCAATAATTAAATCTTCAACTAACTGAGGTGTCCACCATTCAGGGTTTTCTTTTTTAATTAAATTAACTAACTCAAACCCAAATTCAGCATGAATATTTTCTTCTTTAGATGTCGCCTCAACCGCGTTACTAATACCCTTTAATTTGTTTTTATGTTTATTAAATGACATAATAACTAAAAATTGTGAGAATAACGAAACGTTTTCAACAAACATCGAGAATAAAACTATAGACTCAAAATACTCTTTATCGTCAACTGATTTTGAATTTGAAATCGCTTTCTCTAAATATTTAATTCTCCTTCTCACTTGTGGTACTTCTAATAAATTTTCAAATTCATTATTAAGACCTAATAGTTGTATTAAGTGTGAATATGCGTCTGCGTGTCTTACTTCCGATTCCGCAAATGTTGCACCGACATTACCAATTTCAGGTTTTGGCATCCTCTTATAAATGTCACCCCAAAATGATTTAACTGCAACTTCAATTTGTGAAATTGCTAACATTGCTCTTTCAACTGCCGATTTTTCTTTTTCGTTTAAATGTACTTTGTAATCTTGGATATCTGACGTATAATTAAATTCAGTGTGTACCCAGTATGAATGCCTAATTGCGTCAACATACTCATTTAAATTAGGGTATTCGTAAGGTTTAAGATTAATTCTTTTTGAAAAGATGTTAGGTTGGTTCTTAGAACGATAAATAATGTATTCTTTGGCAACGTCATTTAAACCGTTATCCATTAACTTATTTTCAACCATATCATGAATTTCATCTACGTTAGGAATTCTTTCTTTATTACCTCTGAAAAGTCCTTTTGTTGTGAGTCTAGCAATTTTTTCAGCCATACCCTCATCAACTTTATCAATACTTTTCATGGCATTTAAAATAGCCATTTCAATCTTTTCAGATTTAAAAACTACTTTATCTCCACTTCTCTTTATTACGTAACGAATGTCTTTTGAGACACTATCTATTAGATTGTCCATTTACTATTGTTTTTAAAAAAATTTATAATTTATTTTCCCTTTGTTTTCTTTTTTGTAGAAGTTCTTGAATACGTACTTTGTTCTTTTCTTCTTTTTGTTCTTCCATTCCTAAGAATGTTACACTACTGTCCGTATCAATTTCTATCATTTCGTTATCGAATTTACAATTTTCAAATACAATTCCATCTTTACCAATTCTTGATTTAGTAATAGCAATTGTTGCTAAATTCATTTCTTTCTGTTGTAGGGATTTAGCAACAGAAATAATAACGTGACCTACTTGAGCTTTCTTAATTGAACCACCCATTTGGTCCGTAGTAACTACTTCAGAAGATATTGAAGAACGGTTACCTTGAGTGGCCGTCCATCCTGCTATATCTAATTCATGACACATAGATTCAAACCCTCTCATAACCGAACCTTCACTTTTCCATTCGTCCCCTAAATTTTTATCGGGAACGATACAATCAATATAATCAACTACAACTAAATCTATTTTAGTACCTTCCGCTATCATTTTACGTATCTGATTTTTTATTTGATTCATCGTTAACGTATCGGATGGTAACTTCTTTAGAACTAATCGATTAGATGCATTTTCTTTAATTTGTCTAACTTTTTCTAAAACTTCTTCCCTTTGTAGTGACAAATTATCGGGTGCGATTTTTGTCCACATAGTGAAATGTTTTCTTTGTATAATCTTAGGGTTGTCTTCGAAAAATATTTGTAAAACATTATAACCTAAGTTAAATGCGTTATTAGCTATTTTACTAAGTACTGTGGTTTTACCCACACCTGTCGGAGCTAAAATAACTCCAATTTCACCCTTCGCTAACCCACCTTTTAGTAGATTATCTATACCTGTTATTCCCATCGGAATCGGATGTCTAAAGTCATCATCCAAAACCTCATCTAAATTAAAAAAAACATCTGCAGTTCCCGTATCAACTTCTCCAACTTGTAAAGCTTCTCTTACCATTTCTTCTAAATGGTCATAAGATTCAAAATCACCTTTATCGATAATCTTCTGTGCTTTAGTCATTACCTTCTGTAATTCTTGTTGTTTACAGAACTTTAAC